TGGGCACAAGACCGGGATGACGGCACAAAGATACTGGCCACCCGCCACGACACCAACGACCAGGACATGGCCGATGGCATCAACTCGACCCTGGAGAAAAGCGGCTCCAATGCCGCGACCGGCAATCTGGACATCGGGTCCAACCGGATCACCCTGGTGGCCGACGGCACGGCCAAGACGGACGTGGCCACGGTCAATCAAATCCAGAGCGACGGCCCCGCCTTCCAGGCGACCGATACCGGCACGGCGAACACTTACGTCATAGCGTTGACCCCGGCGATTACCGCCTATGCAGCGGGCCAGCGGATCACCTTCAAGGCGGCGAACGCCTCGACCACGGCCTCGACCCTGAACGTCAATACGCTGGGCGTGAAGGCGCTAAAGAAGCTGCATGACCAGGACATTGCATCCGGCGACATCGAGACCGGCTCCATCGTCACGGCGGTTTATGACGGCACCAACTTCCAGGTCACGTCACAGCTGGCGACCGAAGGCGGGACGCCGGGCGGCTCCAACACCCAGGTGCAATACAATTCCTCCAGCGCCTTTGCGGGCAGCGCCAATTTCACCTTCGACGGCACCAGCGCGACGGTTGCCAATCCGCTGTTTCTGCCTGACGGCAGCGCCTCTGCTCCAGCCCTATCCAACACCGGCGACACCAACACAGGGATTGCCTTTATTGCGGCAGACACCGTGGGCGTTGTCACTGGCGGCACGGAGCAATTCCGGTTTGGCAGCAATCCTATTCCCGGTGGGTCGAAGAATTTGGTGATCAACGGTGGAATGACCGTTGCACAACGGGGAAGTACAGCCATTACTGCCAGTGCTTATGGACAAGTAGACCAGTGGCCTATCCATCTGGCCGCTTCTGCTGGCCGAATTACTGTAACTCAAGATTCAACGCTTGGTGCGGCTGTACCGCTGGGACACGGATTTTCAATAAAGATGGACTGCACAACGGCGGAAGGTTCTCTAGCTGCTGCTGATGTAATTACTTTAAGACATCACATAGAAGCACAAAATTTGCAGAATTTACGATATGGGGCTGCAACAGCTAAGACTGTAACATTGTCGTTCTGGATGAGTTCGCCCAAATCAGGAACACATTGCGTTGCACTCAATCAACCAGACAGTAGTTCCCGTCACTATATATCCGAATTTACAGTGGCTTCAGCGGATACATGGGAACACTTTAAAATTACTGTGCCGGGAGATACTGGCGGTACAATCAATAACGATACTGGCGCAGGTTTGGATATCAATTTTCCACTTGTTTGTGGGTCTACATTTCAGAACACAAAAGATACATGGGCTGCTGGGGAAGATTATGGAAGTTCAAGCGTTCAAAACCTTTTAGATAATACTTCTAATAATGTGTACGTAACAGGGGTTCAGCTAGAAGTCGGCGGCGTTGCGACAGATTTTGCACATGAAGATATCGGGACGACCTTAGTGAAGTGCAAAAGATACTATCAAGTTATAATGTCCGGATCAGCCGTCCGACCGAGTCCCAATACGGGCGATCCCGGTGAATTTATTTTTCAAACCTCAAGCACCTCCGGGGAAACATTTATCAGGTATCCTGTTGAAATGAGAGCCATACCAACTTCCCAACTTTCTAGCGCCGCCCATATTGGTGTCGATGTCGCCACCGTGGGCAAATCTGCTGCGACAGCTGGCATGGAGGGAGGCTATGTGTTCGCATCTCAGTGTTGGACTTCCCTAACGTGGTCAGGCGCAGCCGGCGCTGATCATGATATGGGCCGAACTTATGTTAACAATACGTCCCTTTCATGGGCAATTTCAGCGGAGTTATAACAATGGCTAAATATTTTAAACGCATTTCTACAAAGCATCGTATCACTGGTGAATTTCTTCCCAATAGTGAAAAAAGATTGAGATGGTATCAACCGGAGGGCACGGATTGGGCCATTCCCGATGATCCAAACAATACAGATTACGCCCGTCTACTTGAAGAGGTCGAGGCGGGCACCGCCACCATTGAAGAAATTGACGATACGCCGGAATAGCCATGCTCAATCTGGAACACCTTGTCTATCACAATACCGGCGACCCGGAGCCGGGGCAGCTGACGCTGATGCGTCCGTTCGGCCCCGCGCTGGGCCACACCAAGCTGCCCGACGAGATCATAGATGCTTTCAACGCGGACATCGACAAGGGCACGGACGGGCCGGACTGGTCCGACAAGCTGGTCGGCAAGGTCGATGCGGAGCATCTGATCCCCTCCGATGTGCTGGATCAGCACAAAGTCTTCTTCATGGACGCGGCGTTGAAATATGTGGCCGACTATGCCCACCGCAACTGCCAGCCGATCCGCATGGACATCCGACCACAGGTTCACATTCATTCGGCGTGGTACGTCCAGCAGAAGGCCCACGACTACAACCCCCTCCATCTGCATACCAATGCCGAACTTAGCTGCATCGGCTACTTGAAGATGCCCGACGGCATCGAGGACGAATGGGCCAGGGACGGGATGGATCATTACCCGGCCAACGGCCATGTGGAATTCCTTTCGGGCAGCCCGACGTTTCTCAACCGCGCCAGCTTCATGGTGCGGCCCAAGGTGGGCGATTTCTTTATCTTCCCCGCCGACATGTACCACACCGTCTACCCATTCCAATCGGACGGCGAACGGCGTAGCTTTTCCATGAACATTGTTCTGAGCGAACTAGACCAGGAGACAGACGATGGCTAAGGGCTTTCCAAATAAAATGACACCGGGTCAGATGGGTGCGTACAAGGGCATTCAGAAGGCCGAGCATTATCCCGGTGGGCTAGACATCCGGGCGGGCAATGAGATGGGCTTCCGCTCAACAGGCCGGCGCGTCAAGCGCGGGGCGGACAAACCCGGCACCTTCGGGATGAAACTACGACGGAGCTGAGCATGGCAACCAATCAAGAGGCCAGACAGGCGTCGATCCGGGGGGTCACCTCGACCACCGGAACGCACAACGAGGATTGGCTGGCGCTATTTACAGCCCGATCCGCCCCGGCGGGCGAGTACAACGAGCGGATGTTGAGCTACATCAACACCCTGCTATCGACCTCGCACACCAATATCAATGACGCCATGCAAGCGTTGGCGGCTGACCAGAGCGCGAACAACTTCAGCTCCATGGGCACCTTCACGCCATAGGAGGTTACGGATGGCCAAGAACAAGAACTGGATACAGGGCGCAATCAAGAAGCCCGGAGCCTTTACCGCCCAGCGGGACCGCTATAACCGTAGCAATAAGGGAAGGAATCTCTCCACCAATCAGTTCGCCAGCAAGGTGCTGTCAAAGGGCTCAAAGTTCAGCGCCACCACCAAGCGGCGGGCCAATCTGGCGAAAACCCTAGGGAGAATGAAATGAAATACATCACCGACAGAATTCTGGAACCGTCCAGCTGGGCCGGTCTGGCCGCCGCGCTGCTGGGCGTCAGCGTATTCTTCGACGTGCCGTGGCTGATGGCGGTCGCCGCCGTCGCCGCGCTTGGCGCCCTGGTTCTGAGGGAGCATAACGACTGATGCTTAGCGGGCTGTTGGGGGCGATACTGCCTATTGCCAACACGGTTATCGACCGGCTGGTTCCCGACAAGAACCTCCAGGCCAAGGTCAAGGCCGAGATGGAGAAGACTCTCGTCCAGGCCGAAGCCGCCGGGATGCTGGCCCAGTCCCAGGCAAATATAGAGCAAGCCAAACACCCGTCCATCTTTGTCGCGGGGGCGCGTCCTGCAATCATGTGGATTTGCGCCGTTGCATTGGGCTGGCAATTCATCGGCCACCCTGTCGCCATATGGGGTGTCGCGCTGTGGGCGCCGGATACGCCCATCCCGTCTATTCCCAGCGAGGGATTATTCCCGCTAACGATGAGTCTGCTTGGCCTGGGTACGATGCGCAGCGCCGAGAAATGGCGCGGCGTGGCGCGTGAGAACATGAAGCATAGCAAGTGAGACTGAGCAAGCACTTCAGCCTGGGCGAGATGACCAAAAGCCAGACCGCGTTGCGCCTGGGCCTGGATAACAATCCCGACCCCGACGGGGTGGTCTCGCTGCGAACCCTGTGTGAACAGGTGCTGGAGCCGGTGCGGAAGCATTTCGACCGCCCCGTCATCATCAATTCCGGTTTCCGTGCCGAAGCGGTCAACAAGGCCATCGGCAGCAAGTCAACCTCCCAGCATTGCAAGGCCCAGGCCGCCGACATCGAAATCCCCGGCGTGGATAATCTGGAGCTATATCAATGGCTTACGGACAACAGCGACTATGACCAGCTGATCCTGGAGTATTACACCGGCGAACCACGGTCGGGCTGGGTCCATGTCAGTTATGTTTCACATGAAACAAACCGCCGGGAGCGGTTGCGGATCGACAAGGCGGGGGTCCGACGCGACTAGCTTCCGAACTCGGAAATCCGATAATTTTCACCTAGTTATTCCACCCGGAACTAGGTGATTTTTTTTCTTTTCCTAGTTCGACAAGTCCCTTCAGGGCTTATATACTGCGCTAGTGATTAGTCTGTTTTGGTGACTTCCGCCACCAGGATATAGCCAGCCGCGTCCAGCAGATCGTCGGCGTTTTCCGCGCCGTTCTGCGACCGGGCGATCTTCATCAGCGCCAGCATCATCGCCACGTCGGTCGGCAGCAACGGCTGTGACGTATTCCGGCGCATCGACATATAGACGTTCCAGAGCGTTGCAATGTCCCGGTGAACCTTGTGCATGTCGCCATGGGTTTCGGCCCGGTCATTCGTTACGATGTCCGTCAGC